TGCTTTAATGTGAGCTCAGCAGTAGATTTTAAAGTATTTTTTCTTTTAGTCATCTTGACCTGTTATATCATAATTTTTCCCTAATACACTTTACTACAAACTATTTTTTTATTTTTTTATTACAGTGAAAGGCCTCAAGAAGTATATTTTCCTAGAACTACTAGGAATCTTCCCAGTGTTTTCCTAGTCTATTTTGCTCTAGAAGTATTATATATCAACGTTTTTCCTAGTTTCCCAGAGAAAAACCCTTACAAACTTTTTTTTATTTTTTTTTTTCTAAGGAAGTGTACTAGGAGAGAGAACCGTGAGCCGTGGTCACTGTGTCATTGACCTATATTAAAGATTGACGTATCACGTTCCAGGCATTAAAGTTATATCGAGTTATGTTTTTATCATTATCATAATCTCATTGTTAGTTAGATATGTTAAATCTGCAGTTGAGAATTGCTCCCCAACTGCAGACTACATTTCAATAGATAAATCTTTTAAGAATTTAGTAACATAAACATTATCAGCCATCATGATCTGTCTACGTTTATTTTCTACATTACGTCTAAGTTCACGTCTGTAATCTAAGTTAGTTTCAACTTTTAATCTTTGGAATAATTTATCGTATTCATGCCATAATAAATGTCTTCTTTTAAATTTTATATCACCTTTAGTCAGGGCCTTATAATATCTATAACGTACATCTTCTGGTTCCCATCCAGCCCACCAACAAATTTGTTCAAAATCTAAGGACTCTGCAATCCAGTAGTGAGCGTCACACTTATTTAAGCTTGGCTTACGGTCTCCAGATTCAGTTCTAGTATCTTCAAAAGCATTTAAAATTACATGTCTCCACAACTTCTGCTCATTACAAACATGATTTTCGCTTGTAATATCAGACGTTATTTTAATGCCCATAAGTCTTAATAAGTCTACTGAGTAGAGCACGATAATGGCCTTTCGATTTTTTAAAGTTTAATCGAGTGGCGATCTCAAAATGTTCATGTACATCATCAATTAATATTGTAATGGCTGCGCCTTGTAAATTTTCTTCTGCAATGTGTTCGGTTATCTCATTAAAGTCTAGCTGAGACTCTTCCTTACTATAGTTGTCAGCCATCATAATTAACCTCTTTACTATAGTCTTTAAATTGTATTACGTTATCTTTGTATTTAACTTTATCTTTTTTAGTTAACTTCTTATGTACCTTATCACCTTTGTGCATAACAAATAAATCATTGGAGTCTTCTAAAAACCTACCATCCATTGAGTTATAGCCGAAATTAACGCCATGCATTAATGCAAATAATACAGACTGCAGCTTACCATACTGCCTCTCATTAAAATTTTTTGAGGCATCTATTAAGACCTTAGTTAGATCAGTGATACCACCCTTTTTCTCTGCCATTTATGTAATCCCACGCTACTTTAAATAATAATACTTGTTGAGCTTCTGATGATGAGCCGTGGTTCGTTATTCCTGATCCATTGCAAATGATACAAGATACAAAACTATGACTAAAAGTTTTTATTTTACCTGTACCTTTACAGTCGGTACATATCTTGTGGTTGCGTAATAGTTTAGTCATATAAAAATTTTGCTTGTGTTGCAAGTCTTTATTATAAACTAATTAAGGTCGTGGGTACAAGGTAGATGGAAAATTATTTTTTCATTAATTTAAATGTTTTTTACTTAACCGTTCTAAAAAAGAATCATCCATATCCATATCTGCATCATCTTCTTTTTTAATTTTTTTTAAATGATTAGGTAAATTTTTTATATTAAATACTTCATCTGCACCTGATTTTAATATTTTTCTCATAACATTCGGATGGGACATTCTACGTTTAGCTCTAGCAAGGATCTGTCTAACTCTTTCTGTAGATACTCCAAAAGTTGTAGCAATTTGTGCTAACGTTTGTTCATGGCCATCATCAAAACCAAACTTCATTTTAAGCATGGCAGCTTCTCTAGATCCAAGGCCCATCTCAATTGCATAACGAATATTATTTTTTGCATCCTGTTCAATCATTTTCGTCTCTTGATTCACAGCTGGGTTAATAAGTGCTTTAAGATCTTCTTCTTTAACTTTAATTTCAAAAGATCTTTTATTAAATCCTTTCATTTGTCTAGGTGTAAAACAATCTTCAAACTCTGCTCCTAAAGCTTTTAAAAGTTGGTCACATATATAACATAACTCACCATTATCTTTAATAGGTTTAAGTTTACCACTAATTAATTCTGTTGTTCTTTGGTATTCTAGTTTTTGTGCTTCACAAAATTTCCTAACACTGACATACCCTTGGTCTTCAATTAGTTTTAGTATTCGTTCGTTTCTTATTGTTATCTTAACTCTATAATCATTTGTCATTTTTTACCTCTTAGTTATTTTCTGCTAAACTTAGCAAACTGAGATAACCCTGCAATAACTTTTTTTATAGGACTATCCCATATTAATTCTCAATGTATTCTTTCCTACTGGCATCCCTCATCTTCAAGAATTTAAACTTAGCAATCTTTAACATTCTTTCAAACAAAGATTCTGCTTTAAATGTTTTAACTACATTCATGACCTTGCCATTAACAATAAAAGTAAGCGTGTTAGTGGCATGGTCTAATTCAACAGTAAACAATTCTTTAGCTTTGATTCGAGTATCAATTCTTTTTAGATCGTTTTCCGTCATCATTACTATCTCCATTTAATAATTTGTTTACCAAAGTTTCTGTAGATATTTTTTGTTTTTTAGCCTCATATTCTACATGACTGTGTATTAACTTAGATATCATGGCTCCTGGGGCCCTAAACTTTTCCTTACATATTGCTTTGAGTAAGGAATAATCTTTCTTTTTAACTGCTACCGATTTCCATTTTTCAACATTCATTTTTAATCTCCATATCTTTTGTTAATAATAAAGGTTCCTCTGTTGCTAATTTGCCTAAAGCTAAAGTTGTTAAACCTAAAGCTTCTGTGAGTTTTTTATTCTCATCCTTAAGTTTTTTTATATTAGCTTGAAGTATATCAAGGTTTTTAAATAAACCTTTTCTTGCTTCTTCTAGTTTTCCAAGTGCATCTAAATTGCCTTCTGGTTGTTCCCCTAAAGGTAGTACATCTTTTATTTCACTTATGTTTATTGTCATTTGTTTCTCCTTATATTTTTTATCTAATCTTCTTTTTTCAAAGGGCTCAGCTAATGTCATCTTCATCTCTCTAAAAAAAGCTTCTACCTTTTTTATATAACCTAAAGGTAAATCATCTAAGTTATTTTCATGGTAAGCGTTAGCCCAACCATAGCCTGTTGTTTTTATCTTACTCATTTTAAATTTATCTCCTTATCTCTTCTACCAGGTATTGATGCACGTATCATTGGTGGATCAGTTAACCCATCCATAGCATCTATATAAACTTCTAGTGGACCTGCATTAGTTTTCATGGTTACATAACAACATCCTTTCATTCTTATGTCAAAATGAATGCCTTTGGCATAACGATCTTCAGATCCGTTATGTCTACGGATTGCCATATGTTTTTTAGTTCTTCTAGTTCTTCTAGCCATATCTTTTATCTCCTATTGTTTTGTCATTGTTAATATGATATCTTACTTATATGGGATATAATTAAAAGTCAATGATTAAAATTTATTTAATAATGTTTATGTGCAGCACAACTCCAGGTAATGACTGTCAAAAAATACCTACTCCTGTTGAAGAATTTAGAGATACATATGAGTGTACTATAGCTGGATATGGCTATTCTATAGATATTATAAAGAGTTTATCTAAGGAATTTGTTAATAAATATGGTGCTCATACTAAATTTGTTTGTAAGCCAAGCCCTACTATTTGACAACAATTTATAAATAAGTAGATTTAAACTAATATTGTGATTAAATTTATATTACTTACTACCTTTTGTTTAACCTACTCAAATGGTGAAACAAAGTGTAGTCAATACCTTAGAGATAACCTCTCAGATGCTCAAGAATGTAGATCTATGGCTAAAGCTATAGGTACAGCTCAAAAACATAAGATTGAAGGATTAGGTGGCTCTATGGCCTCTTACGAGGTAAGTTGTTTAGCTGTTGACAGTAAGGGCCTTGATATTGACCAGACCTTCAAAATATCTTATAATATCTTATGACAGCTTATCACATCAGAGCAAACATGGGAGGATTGCATACAGACCAAGTAGTTGAAGCATCCGATTGTAAAGAAGCGATATTAAAATTGTCAGAAAAAGTGGAGGACGGTACTGCCGAAGTCATCAATGATGGCTTTACTGGTAATAAAAGAATCCACATAACATACGAGGAGATCGTAAATGTTAAGTAAAGAGAAACTGGAGTTATTAAAAAAACTTCAACATGAAGAACATAAATGGTCAGCTAGTCTTATGACAAATGGTGGCTGTAGTACTGATATGCTTTCAACTGAATCTAATATTAAATCTATTAGAAATCAATTAAAACATCAGGATGTTCAAGAAAATTTAGCCGCAGCCGGTTAAGTTTTTTTAGGTTTTAAAAAACTAAACTTTTTCCCTAGGGTTTCTTTCGGCTTAACAAACTCATAATGATTTATTATAGCTAATAATTTAGGCCTCTTAACTGTGCTATAAGGTAAAAATAATCTAGCTAAGTATAATGCTTTTTGATGAGAGCATCTCCATCTCCACTGATCTTTTTTACCAAGAGATCCTTTACCAATACCTTTGAAATGAATACTGCCTACTCCAACAATATCATAAAAGTTTTTGATACAATCTAAATCTGTCATGGCAACTTCCATTGCAACATTCCATTTTAAATAAATTTTACCATTTGGTTTTTTACATTTATACTTTGCGTAATTAATACTACCTTCACCATCAAATAATCCTGCACAATAAGCAATCAAGTCATTGTTATTATTAGGCATATTTCTATTTTGCATCGCCCCAACTCTTTCCAAGTCCTACATCAACTACTGAAGGTACTTTAAAATCAATTGCTTTTTCCATTATATTTTTTATCTCAGTCACCTGTGCCTCACTTTCTATATTAAAACAAAGTTCATCATGTATTTGTAGCATTGGTAAGTGGCCTGCATTGTAACAGTCCAACATTGATTGCTTAGTTTGATCAGCTGAAGATCCTTGAATTAATCTATTTAAAGCTTTGTATGTATAGGCTCGTTTAATATTATCCTTACCATATTTAGCAACTGCATTATCAAAAGATTCCGCTTGGTGTAGCCCAAAGTCTCTAGTTTCCCACTTATCAAACCTACACTTCCTACCCTTCTTAGTTCTAATAACTCCTTTTTCATCTGCAGCTAATTTGCATCTATCAGAAAGTTGTCTAATAAAAGGTACTTTCTTATTATATTTAGTAATTAATTCATTTGCTTCATCCTTAGTTACCCCTAATGATAAAGCTAATTTATTTTTACCCATTCCATACATAATACCTAAGCCAATAGTTTTAGCTTGGGTTCTCTCAATACCTACAAGATCTGCCACTGTTTGATGAAAGTCTGCACGGTTATCCTTATAAGCTTCAACTAATTCTTGAGATCCTGCATATCCATTCTCTCCAATAGATGCTGCATAGTGCACTGTCATCCTTGGTTCTTGTTGTGAATAATCAAATGATCCCCATTGACAGCCCTCTTCTGGAATAAATAGTGCTCTTATCTTAGGACCAAGATTTTTATTTCTAGCAGGTACTTGTTGTAAATTTGGGTTACTCATTGAAAGCCTACCGGATACTGTTCCTCCTAAATCTGATCTAAGTTGTTGTATCTCTCCATGTATTCTACCCTTTACTTGATATCTTAAAATCGAAGATAAGAATGTACTGTGGAATTTATTTATCTCTCTGGCTTGCACAATCAATTGAGCTAGTTTATGTTTGTTATTTAACAACCAATTTTGTGTAAAGGAAGGCTCTTTTGTTTTTTCAGTTCTTGGATAATCTAATTTCATTTTGTCAAAAGCTTTGGCAATCTGGCGTGATGCCCAAATGTCTACTTCTATTCCTGATTCTTTTTTTATGGCCACCAATATTTCTTTTTCTTGGAGCCTCATTTCTGTTCGTAATTGTTCAGCTGATTCCACTTGGACTCTCACTCCTCGTTGACGCATTTTTATTAAGACAGGAATTAATTGTTGTTCTAAATCCCACACAGTTTCTAAACTCTGTGTTCTTATTTCTTGTTTAAATCTTTGCCATAATTTTAATGTAAGTACTGCATCTTGCTCTGCATAGTAACCAACATGTTCTGCAGGTAACTTCCACATCTCTCCTTTAGGATCTATACCATGAGCTGCGGCAGCTTCTCTTAATTCTGTCTCTGCTTTTATTTCGCCAAGGTAATCAACTGATAATGCATTTAATGAATATGAAAATCTATTCTCGTCTATTAATGCTGCGGCTATCATAGTATCAATTATTTCACCGTGAACCGTGATTCCAGATGCTTCAAGCCATCCTACATCATACTGAGCATTATGAAATATTTTAGGACAGGGTAAGCTACAAATCTTTTTCATGTATGCCTTAACTTGTTCAGGTATCATATTACCACCACCTAAATGACCAAACGGAAAGTATCCTTGCCATCCATCAACGGCTACTGCAAAACCTACAATCTCTCCTTTGCCTATAGCCCAACCAGCTCCAAGCTTTTCATTAATACCATCATCACGTGTCTCTAAGTCAATTGCTATTTCAGTTGCACTAGATAAATCTTTATACTCAGATGGTGTATTCCACATTGATTTCTTAAATGTTAATGTAAGTTGAAGACCATTCATTTTCTCTCCTCTTTAATTTTTTCTATTTCTAATTCACAATAATGAATTACTTTTTCTAAGTCTTGTATAGGTGTACCTTTAAACAAATATCTACAAACATATTTTACAACGCACCCTTGAAAGAAACTAAGATTATTTTTTGAAATAAAAGTATATGGCTGTATAGGTAAATCTTTATAATGAGAACCTCCTATTTGTTTATCGTGCGGAAAAGCTTCTTCTAGTATATTTTTATTTGTCATTTTTCTCCTGGACATAAATTAAATAATCTGAACCTATTGGGTAGTTAAACTTATAATCACTTCTTAATAAATGTAAAGTTTTTCTTGCTCTAGTAGCACCAGTGTACCAAACCTTACGTTCATCACTCTTCTCTTGTCTGGTCTTACTATTATAATCAGATGGATAATTACCTTTACTATATAAAACTACATGGTTTGCCTCACCTCCTTTAACTGAATGAATTGTATCTATAGTGACAAGTGGATCTTTATCTAATTCTTTTTGTCCATACCTTCTCAACAATCTAATAAAATGTCTAACCTGTCTCGGTTTAAAGTTTCTTCTTAGTATCCAATACCAAGGCTTAGTCTTCTCTTCTTCCGATAGTTCTAGTCCACACCATTCTTTTAAATCTTCAAATTTATATTCTTTTAAATCTGGTTCATTTCTCCAAAATTTATCTGATCTAAAATTAGGATGCCCTAACTCTCTTATAAATTTATACATATTCTTAGCTTGCTTCTTGTCTATAAATTTATCTTTAGTAAGTGTTGTCCAAGATTTAATCGCTTCCCATTGTTTAACATCAAAACATTTAGTGTCTTTGTTATCTTTGTAGTATAATCCTGCATCCTTAGCTAACATCCGAAGTTCATTTACAGTCTCATTAATACGCCCTAGGATATACCAATCTTCTTTCAGATCCTCAAAAGGTATTTGTCTAAATGATAGGTAGCTTTTAACATAGCCTTTAGCTCCACCAGCTTCATAATCTTTCTCCTCACTATCTGTAATACCTCTTCTTATTACTTGAGAGAATTTATATATAGCCTCACCAAATCTTTGAGTCTTTCTCAACTTAACCTTCCGGCCTGGAAAAAACTTTGTAAAATATTTTGGATCTGCTCCATTCCATTTGTATATACCCTGATCATCATCCCCTGCTAAATATATACGATCTACTTTGTCTGCCATCTTATATATAACAGACCACTGTAAAGGTGTGCAATCTTGAGACTCATCTAGAATTAATATTTTTAGTTTAGGAAAATCTAAATCAATAGCCTTCTCAATCATGTCATCAAAATCTATTAAAGGTTTATCCGTGCCATATTTCTTATAATGCCTATAAGTATTTATTTTTCTATGGAATACAGTAAGAGAATCTTTCTTATAGCTTTCTCTTTTATAAGCTTCTTCTGGTTCTATTAATAAGTTTCTAGATTTACTATATATAGCTAAGGACCAATCCTTATAGGTAAAGTTATCATCTACTAATCTTTGATCACTCCTCTTAATTATTTTAGTCTCTAAAGCAAAGTCTATTGCTGCATCTTTAGGGTCAAAAACATCTTCACTAAAGTATCTACGACAATAGGTATGTAATGTTTTAAATCTAAGAAAATCATCTGTAGTATAGTTAGGAAAAGATTCCATAGCTCTTCTAACTGCAGTGTTGACTGCCTTATTAGTAAATGAAAGATAAGCAATATCTTTTGGAGCAACACCTCTCCTAAGATAATTTTTTAATACTCTTTCAATTAAAGTATAGGTTTTCCCTGTACCTGGTGGTCCAAAAATCTTTACTGTTTTATGGTAAAGTTTTTTAAGTTTATTTAGTTCTGAACTTTCCTGTGTGGAAGTCATCATCCATCTCCGATACAGTTTTATTAATTTCTTTTTTATCTACTACTTTATAATCTACAAACTTAGGCATCATAACTGACCATACATTTTTAACGCCCTCATGGTAGTCAAGTCTATTACAATTTAATAAGTTTAGGGC